TTCAACTCCTTGCTTTCCCCGTACTCATCGCCCTGCATGTACCGTGCCGCCTGTTTGAGAGTGACCCCCGGCCCTCCATCTGTGCGGCGCGCATGTTTCCCCGGCCCCGACACGGGGGCAGGGTTACGGGGTCGTCGGTAGCCCCCATGCCCCTGTTCACTCATCGTCGCCGTCTACCTCAAACGCCTCTTCGTAGCCTTCTTCGATACCCTCATGCCACGCCACCCCGTACTCGTCCCCAGACACAAGGAACTTTGCGGAGGTCAGTGCCTCAATCTCGCTCAGACCTTCCCGCAGGAACGCTGTCGCCTCATCGAGCGCGTCACGGTGCGACAGCATCATGGCGTAGGCAAGGTTCGCAGTATCGGTAACCGCGTCAAACAACCTCATAGTGAGGTAACTCGCCCCGGTCAACACATCGGCGGGATGAATCCTGCGGGGGGCAGGAACCATAGTTCCATCGGCGGTCTGATAGTGCGAAGGGCGCATGACTACCTCCTATGAGGTGTCTATAGCGCGGGAATCAGATTACGCGGGAACGCATAACCCCGCCGCTGAGAGTCGGCTGACCCTTCGCGTCGATACCTGCAAGCATCGTGGCAAGGTCAGGGCGACCTGACGGTGCCTCACCCACCATGTCTTGCGACTCGGGTGGCAGCATCGACTGCTCCCCGGGCATCGCCCCTGCGGTAGCCTGCTCCATCAACTCTTCCGGTGTGGCAGGCAACTGATCGTTAGGCGGTTCGACCGGCTCGGGGACGAACACCTCCTGCACCGCCTCGCTGATACTCTTGCCCTTCCGGCGCAACTCGATCACCTTGCCTAGCGCCTGCACTGCCCCTGACGGGTCTTGCCCTGCGGCGGCAAGTTGCGGGATCGCAGAGGCGTACCCTTGGATCGCTGCCTTCGCAGACTCTTCCAAGTCCTCCAAGTCCACCTTGCGTGCTTCTTCTTCCGCGTCGATATCGAGCGGCATTTCGCGGCGCATCAAGTCGCGGCTAAACAGTTTCTCGGCCCGGGCTTGCAGGCTGAACACCAGCCAGCGGTTAGGGTCAAGCCCTGCCATGAGTCCGTAGGCCACATCGACGGTGTAGTCACCGTTGATCGTCGGCTTCGGGGTGTAGGTGATTTCGTACGGAGTCCCGTTCGCAGACCCACGCAGTTTCTTCTCAACCTTCCCAAAGACCTTCTCGTCCATCTCAAAGCACAGAGACACAATCTCCTGCAATGTGGCGGCGAACACGGCTTGGTGTGCCCTGATCTGCGAGTCATACCCGTCCATGAGGGCTGTGACACCCTTCCCGGTGATGATACTCGCGTCCATCTGCCCTGTGCGTGCCTCGGGGAACCGTGCCCCAAGTTGCAACTCGCGGTCAAGGGCGGCTTGTTCGCTGAACGCCTCAGGCGGCAGGGACAGCGGTACGCGCCCCACCCCGGCAGGGTTGTTCGTGCGGATCGCAGCACCCGGGCCAATCGGGATTTCGGGCACGTCGCTCGGGACGATCAGGGGTGCGTTGACGGATTCGTGTGCCGCCTGCAACGCGAGCAGTGCGAACCGTGCCTTCGCCAGTTGTACGAACAGCACATCATCGAACTGTCCTCGTGGAACGTCGGTGACACCCGGGCGTGACGCGACACGGACAAGACACTTCCCGACAAGGTTGGGGGTGCTGTCCACGATCACCGCCTCGCCGCCACCTGCGAGCAGTACCGCATCCTGTTTCGCGTCGTGGTAGAAGATCACCTCAACGTGCCTGCCCGACAGCATGTTGAGCCGTGCACGGTACTCGGGGTACAGGACAAGGAACTCGTCACGGTCGATCAGGGCACGCTGAAAGAAGGCGCGTACCCGCCCGAACCTGTCAATCTCGGGGTACGAATCCATCGGGTCTAGGACACGGATGAACGGCATGTTTGTTTCGTAGTCGGCTTCGACACGGATCGGGAGGAACCCGTAGGTGACGTACTTGTCGGCACCGTCGTACATCTGCACTTGCAGGTTGCTGTTCGTCACATAGCCGACAGCGACCTTCGTCTTGAGTGATGCGCGTTTGCGTGCCTTCTCGGACAGCATCGACGGGGATGCACAGTTGAACGACGGTAGGGGTGCAACCTTCTCGGCCATGTCCCGTGCGGCCACGTCAATCATGTTCGCCACAATCGGCTGCTGAAAGGGACCGGAGGTGGGGAACAGGTCGGGTGCAACCTCGGCAACACGTCCCTCACGCACCGCCTTCACCTGCGCCATGCGGGAGTCGCGGTCGTGGAAACGTCCACGCAGCCGCACGAACCTGCTGTAGAGGTCGTTGCCTTCGTTCATATCTAGCCCCACATGCTGCTTCTGCCTGCCGCCACCAACTCGGTAGTCGGGATGATCGTCCTGCTGTCTATGTCCATCTTCGTGTAGAACATGGCCGCGTTGTCATGGAAGGCGCGGCTCCTGCTCACCGTCTGAACCAACTCCGAACAGCGAATGTGGGTGAACCACAACGCCATAACGCAGTCGGTCTTACTGCTCTTCGGGAGGTCAGCACTCCAATACGACAGTTGCTCGATGAGTGCCTTCACTCCCTCAGTCTGTGGGCGGGGCAGCCGTATCAACTGCTGCGTGAACAGCGAGGACATGCTCATCACGCCTAACAACTCATCGTGCTTGTTGCGTCCCGTCGTATGCTCTACGAGCGTCCCGCCTCTAGCGGCGATATAGGAGCGGATTTCCATGTCCTGCGTGAGAAAGCCCTGGAAGGCGTTGCGTTCAATCCGCCACTCGTGCACCCCGTACTTGTCCTGCCAGTCGCGGATCAGTTGTTTCATCTCTTCGGGTTTCATCGTGGGCTGATTGTGTACGTCAAGCACGTACCTCATGCCGTCCTTCAAATCAAGTCCCACGCACACCGCAGCCGTGTGCCCTACAGAGGCAGGGTCAAGACCACAAATCACATGCAGCCCAGACATCCCCCCTGGTCGCCCTGCTGTCGGGTTACGTGCATCCGTGGAGTCAGGGATGATGCCGGGGGAGTAGCCGTACACGCACGAGTTGATGAGCGAGATAGGGAACACAGTCTCTTCGTTGACCTGTTCCTGTTGATAGACCCGTGCCCATGACGACGGGGGCATACGGCGGCGGCGCTTCGCCAGAATCTCACCAGTCCACTTGTCGTACAGCCCCTCACTGTTAGCGATCAGCCTGTTCCCAGAAGGACGATCACAGTACGGCCACAGCGTTCTCCAATCCTTAGGGTCGTCAGCGAACTGCAACACGGCAGGCTGAGAGAAGTACGTCCACGGGGAACCGTCCTCTTCATCCACATCCCCGTAACGCTCGGGTTTACGCAACTCGCTATACAAGTCTTGTGCCTGCAACCGTGTCCCGACCACAAGAATCTTCCCGCCCTCAGGCAGACGTGACGTAACCTCAGTCTCAATCCAGTGAATCTGTTTCTCAAAGTCTTTCGCGTTGCTGTTGTCAACGCAGTCGTCAAGGATGATGAGGTCGGCACGGGCACCATACAACTGACCCCCGATACCGATAGCCTGCACCGTAGGGTCTTTCTCCTGCACATCACGAGTGTCGTTAGACACGTAGATCAAGTCTTGCTTCCACGAGGACGAGTCCTTATCGAACCCCCCTACAGGGCCGAACATCTGCTGCATACGAGAGTAGTTAGGGTGCGTCAAATAGTTCTTGATCGTCAGCAAGAACTGAATAGCAAGACGCTGAGACTTAGACACAATCACGATACGAGTCGAAGGGTTCTTCACCACACGCCACGTCGAATACATCACCGTGATCGTCTGAGACTTCGCATGACCCGGGGGAGTATTCATAATGATCGTGTCAGGATCACCAGGCTCATACGTCATGCTCGGGTGCAAGTCACGCGGAGGGCGACCCTCAAGCAAATCAAACCACTGCAACTGATGAGGGAACAGCCTCGTGTTCAGGAACTCTTCACAGAACTCAGGAAAGTCAGGAACCTCACGAACCTCAACCTCCTTCTTCTCCCCCCACCGCGCCTTCTCAACAGCCGCCTTAAACGCCTCATCCGTACGCTTGTAGTAGTACAGATTCTCCCGGGACACACCCGCGTTCCTACACGCCTCAGCCTGAGTGAACCCCGCCTGAATCTGCTCAAGAATCAGAGCCTTCTTATGCTCAATCGACAGTGACTTACGGCGAGTAATGACACCCTCCCTAGGCTAGCGACGTGTGACGCGAATCAAGACACGCTCAACCACGTGACACAGCCACGCAGACAACGCAGGGATCACGCGGGAACCCTCATTCACGTCACACGTCTACATGTACTAAAGGCAGGGAAGTGACAGAGAAGAGGCAGAGAAGATCAGACAACCGCAGTAACTAGTAACTGTACTCGTCAACCGTTACTCACAAGTACAAGTCAAACCTATATCAGTATAACTGTGAGTCCCGGTTCGTGAGTCTAGAGGAACGATAGACAACTGATATCCCTTCCTGCCTAATGACTAAGGAACCTAGTCACTAAGTAACTAGGGGGTGGAACGTTACAAGATACCCACGAAAGACAGAGAAAGTTAACCCAACATTCATCTAAGAGACTAGAATCAAGACACTAGTAACCTCTCCCGTGACCTCACCCGACACTAGTACACGTTTACAGAGATATGTCTCTAGGTAGTATCATAGATAACTCGCCACAGTTTAACACCGTGGGGTCAACTTCTACCACTACCGTCACGTGCCACCCTCCCCATCGACTTAGGGTAGCCTCATCACACTTACCTATGGCTGAGTAGTCACCTATTCACTAGGTAAGGTTACCCTTATCTAGTAACTGGCGCCGAATCACCCCGATGTAGTTACGGTGACGTAGTTCTATGCATATATGCAGTGGTCTGCATACTCTGCATAGTCTCTCTGCGACCAATAGTGCACTTAGTGAGTTCACTTATACAAGTATCCCCGGGAGTATTGTGTACCTAGTGAGTTCACTTATACGTGTTAGTGGGACGTGATGCGGGATACCTATTACTAGTGTCAGGGTATCATCCGTTCGGATGATAGGGTAATGTCCGTTAGGGGGATGTATTCGGCGGGACACGCTACCGATACTGGAGGTACAAAGTTAATAGCGACGATGATAGAGAGGATGAGGACGATGTTGGATACGGGTTACGATGCTTGGGTGGAGCGGCACGATATGGTGCATGAGGCACGGTGCCAGTTCGCTGACGCTATGTACCCTCAGGGTCGGGCGCATGAGGGTGTGGTGGAGTACATGCGTACGTTCGCGGTTCTGGCGCTTGACTACCTGACTGTGGATGAGGTGCGGGAGATTATCCGCAACACTAACGCGGTTGCGGAACCGTTTAGCGGTTGATACCTAGTGTGGTGTCTCTCTCACGTATCGTGTGTACGGTGCGTGAGGGGGTCGGATACTAGGCGATAGAGGAAAGAGTACTGTGATGAGTGATACGGTAGCAGTTGAGAGTTTGCCGTCTAGGTTGGAGCGTGTGAATTACGACGCACGCTATACGGCAGATGAGGGTGATGATACGGTGTATGCGGTGGCGTATATCTGCCCTGACCCTAACCTATCGGGTGAGAGTGTGGATGAGGCTAACCTGCGGGTGCTGAGTGATGTCGAGGACTCGTGGCGCGTGGCGTATCGTCACTGGTCGTGGGCATGGTACGTTGTTGTTCTGCTGCCCGTGGACGCGGCGACTAGGGTACGTGAGAGTCTGAGTAACTACCCCGTGCTAGACGACATGGTGTGGTCTGAGGTTGAGTTTGAGTGGGGAGAGAGTGATGATGAGTAGCACAGTGGTCTATCCCGTGTTCTGTCCTGAATGCGGCGAGATTCATAAGTCACGGGTACGTGATACCGTGACAGTAGGGAAAGGTGAGAGTGATGAGTGATACGGGTACGCACTATCACGTGCTGAGTGGGTTAGTGGGTGGGTATCTGCCTACTCACATAGACTGCCTGCGTGACATTGTGTGTGAGGTGGGTTACTCACCTATCGACGCATGGCGGGATTGGGTGGATGAGTTGCTACCCGATGGGTGCGAGTGTGACGACATTGAGTTGTGTGCGCCATGCGCCACGCGTGCGGAGTCTGCGAGTATCGCGGCAGACAGTGACACACCGTGGGTTATGGTGAATGAGTGGGAGTACGTGAGTCTAGAACGCGTATGCGATTCAGACTGTGACGGTAGGGAAAGGTGACAAGTGATGTATGCGGAATTGTGGCACGACATATGGTGTGACGAGTGCGGAGGGTATCTGTGTGATGGTGCGTCGTATCCGCATAGTGATGCTCAGAACATTGCACAACGTCACGAGGATTACGCCCATGGTGGTGCGCTTACGTGCGTAGTTAGTGCGGAGTGTGTGTGATGAGTGCCTACGGGGTGTGCATCGTGTGCGGTATGCCGAATGAGTCGGACGGATACTGTGAGGATGGGTGCGTGCTATGGGTCGGCAGTAATGAACCCGTGACAGTGGACACCGTAGGACGTGAGTCGGGGGTGTGGTGGTCGTGAGTATGGATGTTGCGTTTACCACCCGTTAGGGTGATACCGTGACGTTAGAGAATCTGATACAGTTAGAGAGTAGAGAGAAAGGATGAGACAGTGAAAGCGTACAGTCTGAGCACACCAGAGGGTGACGTGCTCATGGATTATGAGGACGACCACTACCTATTCGCGGCAGTGAGTGAGGGTGCGGGTATCCGTGTCGCTATGACAGTGGATGCGGCAGTGAACGGTGACGATGAGGCAGTGCTAGAGGCTACTAAGGCCATGCTGCTCAGCAGTTACAACGTCGTGCTTACCGTGCACGATGAGAGTGAGGGTGAGGACTATGAGTAGGGGAGTGTGCTACGCGTGCGGAGTGACCCGTGAGGGTGTGCGATACCACGGTGACCCATGTAACTACTGTGAGCGTGAGGGATACCAGAACATCGGGGGTGGAGACAATGCCTAAAGTCAAGTCTATCTCCAAGGTGGGTAGCATGGCAGGACGCACTACATACCGTAGCGTAATCGAGTACCCGAATGAACCTGCGTACACTGTGCTATTCCACGGTGACTACCCGCACGGTGAGGGTGCACCTACTAACGTACTCATGCAATACGAGAGTGGTGTAGCGGGTGACGTGCAAGTGTGGGTGCGTAACCCGGGTAGGTTCGGTGTCCCGTTCGGGAAAGAATGGGTGCGTAGGTTCTGGCAGGATGGAAGGGATTAGGACGATGAAGGTTATTAGTCGTGAGTCTGTACCGTGCGACGTGGAACTACTGAGCGTGAGTCGTGACGACATTGTGAGCGGGTATACCGACTCTGTACCCGGGTGCGGCGACGACGGTACGGCGTGGTCGTACGTGAGCATCACGTTACCGGGCGGCATTCCCGTGCCTACGTTCACAGTCTGTCAGCAGTGCACGATGAGCATAGTTGAGGGGGAGTGAGGGACGATGAGTACGCATGACTGGTGGCTAGCGTCACCTGAGGACGTGGAACGTAAGACGTTTATCATGCCACACGAGGACGTGAAACTTACCGTGATGTATGAGCGGTTTGCTAATCACCCTGATCGATTGACGATTGAGGCATACGTTGAGGGTGAGTGCGTCACGTCACGTGAGATAGCGGTTTACCGTGGTGGGGATGATCTACTCGCTATTGAGGATGAGGGGGAGTGAGTACCCGTGATTCCCAAGCGTAGCGGCGAGTCTGTGCTAGCCATGATGCAGCATCACGACACGTGGAAAGACACAGAGAATGACGACGATTACTACTCGCGCGCATACAAGCAAGTGTGATACCCTGACAGTAACAACAACGAGAGGATGAGGACGATGCAAGAGTATATGGTGGTATCAGATATGGGTGCTCGTGTGTGGCACGCAGACAATGAGGCACACGCGCTAGAACAACACACAGACGCATTCCCCGATGAGGGAGTTATCACGGTGGTAGAGATTGAGCCTACGTGTGACCACTGCCGGGCAATGAGTGACTATCGAGTGTGGGTGGGGTGCCTAGCCTGCTACAACGAGGGCAACCTGAATGGTAAGTGGGTGGATGCTGAGGACGCGCCAGAGTGGGAGTGCAAGCACGCAGAACACGAGGAAACATGGTGCTTCGACCACGATATGAGTACGTGGATTGAGGGTGAGTGCTCCCCTCAGCACGCCGCTGACGTGGCCTCTAGGTTGCAAGAGATAGAGGGTAACTACCCTCCGCTAGACGTGATCGCTGCCTACTGCGACAACTTCCACGAGGACGTGCTCACGGTTGACCTTGACCGTGTAGAAGAAGCGTACCGTGGTGAGTGGGATACGTGGCGAGACTTCGCAGACAACGCCGCTGATGAGTTTGTGCTAGCGGGACGTGAGGACGACACCCTCGCACGCTACTTCGACTATGAGGCGTGGGCGCACGATCTGGCGTATGACTACTGGACTGCGCCTGCAAGTAACTACCACGTGCACGTATTCCGTGATCTGTGATACGCTGACAGTAACGAGAAAGGATGAGGATGATGAGTACCAAGGTAGAGCGGTTGACTGAACGGCTGAGTACACCACAGCCAGTGAGCGAGTGGGTTAAGCCTCACGTTGGACAGACTGTGTACTTTCAGGACAAGCACGGTGACGTGATCCGTGGTGAACTGTGGGCACAAGCACCCATTAAGGCACGTGGCAGTGATCCGTGGTGGGTGTGGGTTGCACCTGACGACGTGCGTCTGGTGGTGTGCCGTGGTAAGCGCAACACTACCCGCTACGAGGACAAGTTTACCCGCTACTTCTATACGGCATGATACGCTGACAGTACCGAATGAGAGGATGAGTACCATGGCAACAACACTGAGCAAGACACAACGGAGCACATTGCAGAAGCGTGCGGCACATAACGGGGTGCTGCTGTGGGAGGATGGTGGGTGGCGATACCCTGACGGGATCATTAGCGATGCACCACACCCCGATATCCCCGACTCCCGCACCATGATTAGCGGGATTGAGGACGTGATTAGTCTGGGTGCGGTGAGTGACAGTGCCTACTCGATGAGCGGTGCCGGTGTGCACATGGGATACGCGTGTGCTACAGACCGATACCGTGCCTACTCGATCACGTACCCAAGTCTCGACGGGCAGGACGTATATCTGCCCGTGAACATGTGCAAGACACTGATCGGGTTGTTTAACACTCGTCTGTGGAAGGACAGTGTTGCGTACGCATGGCAGGGTGACGGGCATGTGTACGTGCAAGTGGGGAGTGTGCTGCTACGTGAACCGCTGAACGGTAGTGCGGAGTATGTGGTGTCCACGGTGCGTAAGTTGTTCGCTAACCTGAATGACTACCGTGATACGGGTGTCCCGTTCCCTGCCTACAAGGACGCACCCTACCAGGCGACATACGAGGACGGCAAAGGGTGGGTAGCATTGCCCGATCCCTACAAGTACGAGTGCGTGCGTCGTGCCTACCTGAAAGACACCACGCCACTCATTGTGTTCAATGGGGAGTTTGCTGCCGATGCGGGACAGTTCAGCCGTGGGGACATGCACGTGCATAAGGACGATCCGTGTGGACGTGCGGTGCACACACGCACGGAGCAACGTGAGGCGCTAGTCATGCCAGTGCGTATCTAATACCATGCCACTGTGTCCTGACACGCGGTCATGCCGGATGGCATCACGACGGATCATGGTTGGAGTGGCTTGCCGATTCCGAACGGCAGGCCGCGTACAAGATCGACCGAAGGCTCCGGCCTAAATGACAGCACATATGATACGAAGTCACTTGTGTGGGCCATGCAAATCCACGGTGGAATCAGACGGCGACACGCTTACCTGTGAGTGCTGGGTGGAGAACAACGGACAGACGTGCACCTGCGAGTGCCACGATCAGTCTGAACATTGGGACGGGATACCACCGCTAGGTGGCGACGATATGGATGGACGGTAATACCATGACAGTAGACACCCTGACAAAGGAACAACGCAACACGCTAGACGAGTTGCTTACACCCGACATTGTGCACGCACTAGACCGTGCCGCTAGGACACGATGCTACGGGACGCTAGAGAGTGACGAGGTGGTGGGTAAGACGCTGCTGCGTATCGCACGGGGCATCGACACGTACAAGGATGAGGGGAACTTTAGGGGGTGGTGCATGAGTGTGCTGTTCTCCACCCTGAACAGTGAACTCAAGCACCGTGGCATGGTGGCTAGGAACTACGGCGACCGTGTGCCTTTCCCTGATTCCATGCACGAGGGGTGGGATGAGGATATCGCTGACCCTACCTGCGACACAGAGTACCAAGTCACGGATATGCAGCACGTGTCTGATACCATGACACTAGTGTTCGACACGCTGCCTAAGGATCAGGCAACCGCACTACTCATGTTCAGCGAGGGCTACACGTATAAGGAGATTGCCCAAGCACACGGTGTGTCTGTGGGTACGGTGTGCAGCAGGGTGAAACGTGCACGCACCAAGGCTCAAGTCATACTGAATGCTGCTCGATGAACTCCGCAACAACATCGTTAGGGATGCGACCCTTGTCGGGTACGTCAATGTCATTGTTGCGTGCCCATGCACGTACCTGTGCTGCGGTGTACCCGACGAGGGATGCTTTCGGTGCCTGCCTGCCACCAAGGGCACGGGCCACGTCGAAGTACGGCAGCAGTGCCTCACGTAGCATCTGTGCCTCACCATCAGTCAGGTCAATCTCGTACCCGACACCATCCAAGGCGAAGGTGTGTGTACTAGCGGGTGTTTCCCCACTCATGTCACTTGTCAACACTACTTTACGCGCCATTGTCTTACCCTATCTCTCTACTATGTATAACAGATGGGAATGTAGCATTGTTCCAAGTGGAATGCTGAACCTATCTAGTGTGTCCTGTATGCGGATTCAGAAAGGCGTGCGTGAACACGGTCAACCGCATCCCACAACCGCCTACTCACCGCACCTGTCTCGGTACCAAGTTGCTCCGCAATCTCACGGGTTGAGAA